AGTTAAGAAAAGGTTGATCCTCCTCTACTATATATTATTATACTCCTCCTTATGTAGGCCGTTTTTTTTTGAAACTCTTTAAAATAAAGGATCGTTATTTTTTAAGAGAGAGTGGATTTTTAAATATATAAAAATAAAAATCCATATGAAAAAATGTAAAGTTTGTTTAGAAGAAAAAGAATTAAATTTATTTGATAAAGTTAGTAAATCTGGATATAGAGGAACTTGTAGAAAATGTAGAAATACAAAAAATAGGAAATCTTGGTTATCAAATGAAAAAAATATAGAAAAAAGGAGAAAATATATGAAAAATTATATGAGGGAAAAATATCATAATAATGAAGAATATAGAAGATATCATTGTTTATTATCTAAATTGAGTTATAAATTAAAAAATGATATTAGATTTAGAGAAAAATTTGAATTAAAATTTGATGAAAATATGAATTGGGATAATAAAGGTATTTATTGGGAGATAGATCATATCAATTCTGCATTAAAAATGATTAAAAATGGTTATAGCGATGAAGAAATAAATGATATTAGAAATGTCAGACCACTTACTATAAAACAAAATAGAGAAAGAGTAAAAAAAGATAATAATGAATATGTTGAATATAAAGAACCAATAAGTCAAAAAAAATATAGAAAAAAATATTATCAAAAAAATAAAGAACAAATATCAAAGAAAAATAAAATATGGTATCAAGAAAATAAAGAAAGATTAAAATATGAAAGAGATCTTAAAAATTTGAGTAAAAATTAAAAAAATCCATAGTAGAAAAAAAGTTGTTTTTATAGTTAATAAATAAAAATAAAAACAACTATGAGTAAATATTATGAAGACAGTATCGTAGAAAGAATGTATCTAAAAGAACTAACCAATAGACTTAGAGATACATTTGATATAAAATTATATCAAACACCACCTGAAGGCAAAGATAAATATGATGGTATATTATATTTCTTTGATAAAGGTGGATATAAATTAAAGAAGAGAGTTATCATAGAAGTTAAAGTTAGAAAGGATTGGTATTCTACTTTAATGTTGGAAAAGATTAAACTAAATAATCTTCTTGATATAAGAAAGAATTTAGATAAGCAATCTGAAAAAGAAACTGGTGATAAGATTGAATCTGATATATGGTATATGAGCGTTACTCCGAAAGAAACATATATTTGGAAATTAGGAAAAAAATATGAATGGAAACAAGAATATCATAATAAATCAACTAATAATCCTTCTTTAGGAAAAATTTTAAAAGATGTTACATATTTAGATATAAATAAATCTAAAAGATTTGAATGGACATCTAATACTTTTAAATATAATGATGTATCTAAAAAACAAATAGAAACTATAAACTTAAATATAAAAAGAAATATTTGTATATTTAAATCAATTGGATTATAAAAAATAAAAATTAATTATGAATATATTAAAGAAAGCAGATGAAATAATAAATGAAAGAAGTGAAGAAAAATTAAGAGAATATGGTCCGATAGATGATAATATAAAAAATATGGTTGAATTATTTAAAATAATGAGTGGAAAAGAATTAAGTATAGAAGAAGGTTATATGATTTTAATTTGTAATAAATTAGCAAGACAATCTTTTAAACATAAAGAAGATAATTTGTTAGATTTATGTGCATATACAGGAGCTTTAAATAATTATATTGAGAAAAAATTGTAAAATAAGATATCAAAAAAGAAGTATAGAAAACTAATAGAAGATTTTAGAAGAAATCATATGTGAAAAATCTAATGTGTGATAAGGGTCGTTCTTGGAAACAAGGCGGCCCTTTTTTAATATATAATATATGAAATGTAAAAAATGTGGAATAAAAAAACATAATAATGGACAAGAATTATGTTTTAGATGTAAGCCTAGGAAACAATCTATCTATAAAAAATGTGGTAAATGTGGTTGTGAAAAAACAAATGCTCTTAGTACGCCATATTGTAAGCCTTGTAATAGAGAATATAGTAAAAATCTAAGAGAATATAATTTAGAAAATATAAGTAAATATGATGAAAAATCAATAATAAAGTTTATTGAAAGGATTGAAAGAAGAAATGGTTATGTAAGCATATATGAATTATTAGTTGAATTGATTACTTTATTCAATACATTAGGCAAAGGTAGTGAAATTTATAATGAATATGAACCGAATATTCAATTACAAAAAATGTATAAAGAGTTAAAAAAAGTTGTTAAGTATGATAAAAGAAATATGTAAAGAAAAGAATATAAATTTTAAAAGAGATTATAAAAATGGATTATGGATTTTTTCATATAAGAAAAAAGATTTTGAGTTTTCATTTGGTTATTCAATGGATCAAGATCCATTAAAATGTTTACCTCATTTTGAAGAGATGTTAAAGGTTGAATTAAGAAATAAAAAGATAGAATCCATAATTGGAAAAAAATGACTTTTTAAATATAATATATAAAGTATGAAAACAATAGATTATATAAATTGGATGATTTTAGAGAATAGAAAAAATCCTATACGCTTATCTATATGGAGGTTCATATTAGGTAAATATATTGAGTGTAAGAGACGATCTAATAAAAAATGATATATCATATATGACTAGTACAGATAGTTTAAGAGAGTTAAGAAAAAAGTGGCAACATATTAGTTATGAAATGCCAATATATTTAGAAAAAAGTAATAAAAGAGATTATGTTGTTTATCATAATTATAGATGTATATTAGAATTTATATTAGTTTTGATTAAAGATAAAATATATTCTGATGTTTATATTGATAAAATAATTCTGAAATGTCAGGAAAATTTTGATAAAATATATGTTGAATGGAATGAAGATTCATATGATAAATTGTTTTTAATGTCTGCTGATTTAATTAACTTTATAGAAGGAATTATTGAAGATGCAGAACAATATGAATTATATGAAGTTTGTCATAATATAAAATCTTTTGATGAAAAATTTAAATTAATTAGTGAAGAAGAATGATATAATTATATGGTTATATAATAATAAAGATTTTAATGATGGCTTTAATAAAATATGTACTGATGATAATTTTAAAGGAGATTTAATGCAAGAATTTTATCTGATACTTTTAGAAAAACCTGGAAATGAATTAAGAACATTATATTATAGTAAGAATTTAGTTTATTGGAGCTTAAAGATTTTAAAAAATCAATTTCATAGTAAAAGTAGTCCTTTTTATAAAAAATATAGAGTTAGAAAAGAAGATATAGAAGATTTGAATTTAATTGAAAATGAAACAGATTTAACAAGATATAAGATAATAGAAGAAGTTGAAAGAATTTTAGATGTAGATATACATTGGTTTGATGCACATCTTTTTAGATTATATTATTTAAATAATATATTAGAAGATGGTAATGAACTGAAACCTATGAGTTTAAGAAAAATAAAAGAATTACATACATATGAAAATCTCTCAATAAGTATAAATACTATAACAAAAAGTCTATCAAAAACATTAACAACTATTAGAAAAAAATTAAAAGAAAATTATGAAAAAGAAAGAGATTGAATTAATTTGTAAAGAATATGGAATAGGAAATTATACCATTAATGAAGATGGGTCTATTGATGTTCAAGGAAGTGTTCATTTATCTAATAAAAGATTAAAGAAGTTACCCATAAAATTTAAACACGTTAGTGGACATTTTAATTGTTCTAATAATCAATTAACTACATTATCAGGAAGTCCAAGGACAGTAGGAGGTTATTTTGATTGTCATAATAATCAATTAACTACATTATCAGGAGGACCAAATTCAGTAGGAGGGAATTTTATTTGTTCTTATAATCAATTAACTACATTAGAAGGAAGTCCAAATTCAGTAGGAGGTAATTTTTATTGTTATAATAATCAATTAACTACTTTAGAAGGATCTCCAAAAAGTGTAGGTCTTAATTTTTATTGTTATGATAATAAATTAACTACTTTAGAAGGAAGTCCAAGAACAGTAGGAGGTGATTTTTGGTGTGATGATAATCAATTAACTTCTTTAGAAGGATCTCCAAAAAGTGTAGGTCATAGTTTTTATTGTAATAATAATCAATTAACTTCTTTAGAAGGATCCCCAAAAAGTGTAGGAGGTGATTTTTATTGTTCTAGAAATCAATTAACTACTTTAGAAGGAAGTCCAAGAACAGTAGGAGGTAGTTTTTATTGTAGAAATAATAAATTAACTCTAGAAAGTTATGATAGTGATTATGTTAAATCTTATATTAAACAATTAAATAGAGATATAAAAATAAATGAATTATTAAATTATGAAAAAGAAAGAGATTGAATTAATTTGTAAAGAATATAATATAAGAAATTATACCATTAATGATGATGGGTCTATTGATGTTGATGGAGATGTTAATTTATCAGGAAGAAAATTAACAAAGTTACCTTTAAAATTTAGAAATCTTAGTGGTGATTTTGATTGCTATGATAATCAATTAACTACTTTATCAGGATCTCCAAAAAGTGTAGGAGGTTATTTTTATTGTACATATAATCAATTAACTACTTTAGAAGGATCTCCAAAAAGTGTAAAAGGTAGTTTTTATTGTAATAATAATCAATTAACTACTTTAGAAGGAAGTCCTCAGGTAGAAGGTAATTTTTATTGTTCTGATAATAAACTAAATCTAGAAAGTTATGATAGTGAATATGTTAAATCTTATATTAAACAATTAAATAGAGATATAAAAATAAATGAATTATTAAATTATGGAATGGATGATATTATTTAAAGGATTATTATTAGGGTGGTTTATAGTTGAGATGCCATTTTTCGCTGTAATAAGTATGATTATAGTTGAATACTTTAAAATTAAAAACGAGATAATAAAGTTTATTATTGAGAAACCTTTTAATTGTTTGAAATGTGGTGCATTTTGGGCAACATTATTATTAAGCCAAGATATATTCATATCAATTATGGCCGCTTGGATTATGTATATTTATGATTCAAAATTTAATACTATTGAACTATGAAAGAAGTAATGAAATGGAGAAATATAACACCAAGAAGAATAGAAAAATTATTAACATATCATAAAGATTTGTTTGGAGATGAAATGTCTAATTATTATAAAAATTGTAAATGCCCAGGCGCTTTAAAAAGTATGTTAAGTGATATAAAAAAATATATAATAGTAAATGAGCAATTTAAAATACAAAGGTGATAAAGAAGCACACTTCACAACAGATGAGTTAATAAATGAAATGTTTAATTTATTAAAAAAATATTATAAAGAAGATATATCAGAATATTTAGAAAATTCTGCTGGTGATGGTAGAATTATAGATAGATTTGATAAACCTTATATAGCTTTTGATATTAAAAGCAGAAGATATGATATAAAAGAATGTGATTATTTGAAAGAAAATATAGAATATAAGAAAAATAGAGTTTGTATAATGAACCCTCCTTTCAATAAAGGTTTGAAATTTTTATATAAAGCTCTTAAAGAATGTGATTATGTATTAACAATTCTAAGCCAAAATAGTCTATTAAATATTGATTATGATAAAGTATGGTGTGATGAAATACAATTGTGGAGAAAGTATGATTTTACCACTTGTAAAGCTGGAATTATTTTGGTTGCTTGTAGAAGTAAAAAAGAAGGTGATAAATATGAATATGAATAAGACACTTGAGAATAGAAGAAAAGTTGGTGGTGATAATTTTACAATTAAACATTCAAGAAGATCTAATTTATATTTAAGTGATTATATAGATAAATTCAATTTCAATGATTATTGGTGTTTTAAGTCAAGTGGTCATCAAAAATTAATAGATGAAGAAGATTTTCTAAAATTAAAATATTCTAGTTATATTTTCTTTAAAAAAGACTTATATAATGTTAATGAAATTATAGAATGGATTGATTGGTGTAAAAATATAGGAGGAATACAATTCTTAGATAAATTAACTCCTCCTTTTAATCCTAAAAAAATTATAATAAAACAATGAATATGAATAAGACAATTGCGAATGTTAGAAAAGTTGGTGGAGATTATTTTAGGTTAATGTACCTAAGAAAATCTAATTTATACTTAAAAGATTATATTAATAAATTTAACTTTGATGATTATTGGTGTTTTAAGGCAACTAATCATCAAAAATTAATAGATGAAGAAGATTTTCTAAAATTTGAATATTCTTGTTATGTTTTCTTCAAAAAAGAATTATATGATGTTAATAAAATTATAGAATGGACTGATTGGATAAAAGTAAATAGTGTTCAAAATGGTAATGGTGGTGGATATTTAGTTATACCAACTCCTCCTTTTAATCCTAAAAAAGTTATAATAAAACAATAATTAAAAAAATATATTTATATATATGGAATATAAAATAAAACAAGAACAAAGAGATTTTATAAACTATCTTAAAAATAAAAGTCGTTTAGATGCGAATGATATATCTAAAATGCAAATACTTTATCAAGAGTTAATTAACAAATATAAGAAAGTGATTGTTGATTGGAGGTGTCCAGTTTGTTTAAGAAATGTAATAAAAGAATTGATAAGATTTGATGAAAGAAGTGAATTATATGAAGATAAAGTTGTTAAAGGGAAACGATCTACAAAAACTAGAAAATCTTCTAAATAAATTCATAGGAGATAAGAAAATTATTGATGTAAGTTTATATAAATATGATAGTTATATATTCTTAATAAAATATTATGATATATTGTAATTTTTTTTTTACAAATAAAAACGTATCGAAGTGAAATATGCCAGATAAAAGACACAAATCAAAATTAAAAAAAGACGATTTAATAGCTAAGGTTATTGAAATGCGTTTAAGAGAATGTAAATCAACAAGAACAATTCTAAAATATTTAGAAGATGAGGGACTTGGTAAAACTCAACAATATAAATATCTAAGTTGGGCTAGGGAGGTTATTGCTGAACAATTTGATGCTACTAATAAAGAGGCTATAAACGAAGCTATAGGTCAATATGAATCAATTATGGAAAAAGTACTTGAAGAAAAAAACTATAAGATTTGGAATGATATGAATAAGGAGTTGAATAAATTGAAAGGTTTATATACAGATAAATTGGAAGTTAAAGGTGAAATAACATATTCTGCTAAATTTCCAAATATAAATGATAATAATGATAATGAATAAGATAAAATATACAAATTACTACGATAATAAATATAAAATTATATGAATATAGAATTAGTAAAACCACATAAAAAACAATTTGATATAATTAATGCTTGTTTAGATGATGACATATTTTTTATTGTTGCGGTAATAGGTCGTCAATTTGGTAAAACTTTAATAAGTGAAAATATGGCTATTTATTGGGCATTAAACAATAAAAACACAATAACATATTGGATTAGTCCTACTGATTCACAAGCTCAAAAAGTATATAAAGAAATAAAAGAAGCTTTAATAAACAGTGGTGTTATAAAAAGTTCAAAAGCTCCTAAAGGTGATACTGAAATTATATTTAATAATAATAGTAAGATATTGTTTAGAAGTGCTGCTTCTGAAGATAGTTTAAGAGGTCAAAGTGTTCATTATATGATTTTAGACGAAGCAGCTTTTATAAAAAAGGATACTATAGATAGTATATTGATGCCTATGTTAAATGTAACAGGTAGAAAATGTTTATTTATTAGCACTCCTAAGGGTAAGAATTATTTATATGATTATTATAAGAAAGGTATGGATCCTAATAATAAAAAATGGAGAAGTATAAGATATTCTACATTTGATAGTCCTTTTGCTAATAAAGAATTGATACAAATGTATAGAGAAACTCTACCAACTAAATTATTTCAACAAGAAATAGAAGCAGAATTTGTTGATTCATCATCAATTTTCAATAATTTAAATGATGTTATGATTTTAAATAAACAAGAACCATTATCTAATAAAGATTATTATGTTGGTATAGATATTGGTATTGTAAATGATGCTACTGTTTTAACTATTTTAGATGAAAATGGTGATATGGTTAATTATTTTAGATGGGAAAAGTTAGAAAGTCCAGATTTGATTAATGAAATAATAAATTTAAATAATAAATGGAAGTTTAAAAAGATTCTAATTGAAAATAATAATCAAGGATTGCCTATATATCAGGATTTAAAAAGGAAACTTAGTAATATAATTGATTTTAATACAAATAGTAAAACTAAACCAGAAATTATAGATCGTTTAATACACCTTTTCAATATGAAAGAGATAAAAATAATTAAAGATGAATATTTAAGAATAGAATTAGAGAGTTTCATATTTAAACAAAATAATGGTAATATAAAATATATGGCTGATAGTGGGTTTCACGATGATTGTGTTATTAGTTTGGCTATTGCTAGATATTGTTTTGAAAAGTTTAAATATAAAAGTGTTCCATTTTTTATTGGTTAAAAAAAGTTTAAAAAAAGTGATAGGAGAGGCGAAAGTTTTAATATATATAATTGTAGGTTTGCGAGTTAACGGGTGAGAGGTAATTGGCTCACCCCCTACATAACAAAAAACTCGATAAAAATTAAACTCGCTAAATGAAAAATTATACAAAAAGGTATATACCTGAATCAATCGACAACTTTTTAAAAAATCACACACACTCTTATACAAAATGGAATTCAAAAGATCTAAGTAGTGAAATTATATCACTAGATTATGATGGTTTAGTTATAGCTTGTGATACTATACTTAGAGTATCTGGATCTAGAGATATAAATGATAAAAACTTCTGTGAGATACAGACAAATATTTTTCATAAAATATTACAAAATGATTATTCAAATTATATTAATTATCTAATAGATTGTAAAATAATAATAAGTGATAACTTTTACATTAAAGGTGAAAAGTCTATCGGTTATAAAATAAATGAATACTTTATTGATGATTTAAAATCTATAGATATAAATAATAAATTATTCAATAAGAGAACATTAGCTTCAATAAAAAGTAATGTTAAACTTAAAGTTAGTAAGGAACATCAAAATAATTTCAAATCAACATTTAAGATTGATTATGATGAGGCAATAAAATATTTATTAAATTGTTATTTAACAAAAAAAGAAGATCATAAAGGTAGGATCTTAAATAAATATACTAAATCATTACTACAACATAAATTACTTCAAATAAAAGATGGTCAATTGTGGATTAACAGAAGTGATACCAATGGTAGAATAAATTCTAACTTTACTACTTTAAATGGTGATTATAAACAATTTATTATTGGATATGATTATAATATAGATATAAAAAATAGTCAACCTTTAATTCTTTCTTTGTTTATTGATTATGTTGCTGGTTTATCAGGTCAATTAAGTAAAGTTTATGATTTAAATTCAAGTTCAGCGGGGCTATATAATTTACATTTAACTAGTCTTTCCTCTTATGAATATAAAATCATACAAAAAAACCTCTCAAAGTCAAACCAGGTAAGGTTTATAGAAGATTTAGAGTCGATGAAATTACCAAGTAAAAATGAGATAAAATTATGGAAAGAATTATGTCAAAAAGGTCAAATATATGAATATTTTCAAAGGGAAATTTACACATTAACAGGAAAGAAATTTACAAGAACAGAGGTAAAGGAGATATTTATAACTATACTTTATTCTTCTAATAGAAGTCAAAGTGAGTATAAGAAATTATTTTCAGCTATATTCCCATCAATATACAATTTTATTTCAAAGATTAAGAATTTATTAAAAGAAAAAAGAAGTCATAGGATATTCCCAATAATGATGCAAGGAATAGAAAGTTTCTTAATGGTAGAACAAATACTTCCTAAATTAGATAAAATGAAAATTAAATATCATTTTATACACGATGGTTTAGTTATAAAGGAAGATGATGTTGATAGAGTTGAATTATTAATAATGCAAGAATTTGGATATTTTAGATTGAGTCCAAGTTTAAGTATAGAAAAACTAAAAAAAAGTTGATAGGGGCAGCAACAAAAATAATATATAATATATGATGAAAGAAATAGATATTTTACTAAACAGATTAGAAATGGAATTAATTTTTAATGATAATCAAAAAGAGATAGAAAATTTACGAAATAAAATTAAACAATTAAAAAGAGATGCTCTTATTGATGAGATTTTATCGTAGCAAAAGTGGCTATAAATTATTTTGGAAAAAAACCATTATTTATTAATAATATATAATAAAAAAAAGAAATAAATATGATAGATTTAACTATAGGAAAAGAAAATTTTGAACTACCTGAAAGTTATGATGAATTAAGTTTAGGTAGATTTATAGAATTATCAAAAGTTTTAGATAAACAAAAAGAATATAAAAGTGATTTAAGGTTTAGTTTAGAAGTTTTATCTAAACTAATAGGTTGTGAAGTTTCATTATTATATGAATTATCTATTGATGATGTTTCATTATTATCAGAGGAGATAAAATGGATTAATGAAAATCCAAAGAGAACAAAAAACAATAAAGTTGTTATTGATGATAAAGAATACTTAGCAGTTTCAACTAATAAGATTACAACTGGTGAGATGATATCAATTGAGAGTTTTCAGCAGAATATAACTGATAATAGAGACAATTTACATTATGTAATGGCGATTTTATTTAGGCCAGTTGTTGATGGAAAAGTATGTCCATTAGAAGATGATTTTGATATAATCACAGAAAGGGCTGAATTATTCAAAGAAAAGATGATGATTGGTGAGGTATATGGGCCTCTTATGGGTTTTACGAGTGGCGCCAGTGGATATTCTTCGAGGAGTTCGGTGCGTTCTTCAATCCTAAAAATCAAAAAAAGAAAAGTAAATTCAGGGAAAAAGTAGGAGATACAGGAGGTTTAGATGATCGTTGGCTATGGCATAGTTTAACAAAGAGATTAGTTGATGAATTAAACTATAATCCAGATCAAGTTTATGAAATGAATTTTATTGCATCTTGTAATTGGTTATCATATTTCAAAGAAAGGGATGAAGCTGAAAGAAAAAGATTAGATCGTGAAAAAGGAAAACAAATCTTCTAAAAACAAAAATCAAAAAAATATATTTATATAAAATAGAAAGTAATTATGGCTTTACCGATTAGTAATACACCAAAGAACCTACAGTGGATTGTCGCTATATTCAAGGACTTTACACTTCGTTCAAAGGATTTAAATGGATTTGGATTTGGAAAAATAGAAAATTTAAATTCATTGGTTTTAGAATACCCATATCTTTATGTATCTCCTGTTAATATATCAATAGTTTCTAATGATAGGAATGTTAAGAGTGGTTATTCTACAATAGAAGTTGAGTTAGATATATATATTGCGGATAAACTCAGGAGTGATTTAGAGAACGATTTAGAGACTTTAAGTGATGTAGGTGAGATAGCTATGGCTATGGTATCAGAACTATCACAGCACCCATATTATTCAGAAAACAATGTAAGTTTAGTTGATGATGTTGAGATTGAATATGAATTTGAAGAAAATGATGATATAACGAATAGAGTTAGAGTTAATTTGAATTTAAGATACCCGTTTAAATATACATTTTGTTCAAATCCAGTTGATGAATTAGATGGTATGTATATATCAGATTTATTCTTGACAGTTACTCAGAGTTTTTGTGCATTAGTTTCAGATTGTATAGAAGGATTAGATTTGAGAGGTGCGACAGGTGCGACTGGACCAACTGGTGCGATAGGTGCGACTGGGCCGCAGGGTGCCACAGGTCCTCAAGGTGAAGTTGGTGCGACTGGCCCACAAGGAGTAAGTGGACCAACAGGACCGACTGGACCAACTGGTGATTTAAATGATTTAGCTGATGTAAATATAACAGGAGCGACAAATGGACAAGGTTTAGTATATCAAAATGGAATATGGGTAAATGGTGATATAGAATTGGAATTATATGAAGAAGGTTCTTTTGGTATAAGATTGTTAGCCACAAATTCTACAACACACTCACTTTGGTTAGGAACGAATAGTCAGAATTTAGTATATATTACAAATGAAGGTGAGTTTTTTAATAGATATGATTTAAATAATACTTATATTTATAATGATGTAAATTTAACTTCTTTTTATTCAACTCAAAGTTCATATGAGATTATAGCAGGTTTATTTGGATCATCATCTGTTTTATCATACAGTGATAATAATGTAAATAATTTGATAGCTTCTTCTGTTAATGGAAGTATAGTTTCTAGTGAAAATCAGGTCAGTGGTGATATAAATAGACTTTTAGCTACTGAAAATGACTTACAACTTATAAATATAAATAATTCAACTGGTGAAATAACAGGAATATATATTACATCAAGTACATCTGGTTTGAATATAAATTTTCCTAATTCATCTACAAGGTTTAATAATATAACAACCGGAGATGAATATTTTAGAGTAGATGAACAAGGTGCGATTTTATCAACTTACTCTACATCATCTTCCGAAAGAGCAGTTGTTTTAGATACAAATGATAGATTAAGTTTAACTACTAATCCAATAACATTGAGTTTAAATTTTAATTATGGAACATATTCATATACTTATGTAGCGCCATATGATTTAAAGATAGATTCATTTATTACATCAACTACGATGTCTGTTACTTTTTCATATAATGGAAGTGGAACTTATTCATTTGGAGCAACTATAAGTCAATTTGATACTTTAAGTATAGAAGTAAATGTAGATGGATTATTAGTTTTACAAGGAAATAAATTAATATAATTATGATAGAACAATATATAGATGTTTTTAATTTTAATAGTACGAGTGGAACGGCGAGTGTTGATTGTGAATCTACAAAAACTTATTTACAATCAGTTATAGGAACTAATTCATATTTTATGAATTTTGAAATTGATGGTGGTTTACCTCCGAATGTTTGTGCAATTAATACTCATAGAGATGAGTTTTACGTCGCTGGTCATCAATATATTCAGGTTTGGCAGTTATCAACAAAAACTTTAATTACAACTTTGACTGGAATAGGTTCGAGTAGTGCAAGAGCGGCTTGTATAAATATAAATTCAGATGGAAGTAAATTATGTATAGCTTGGTATGGTTGGTCATATATTGAACAATATGATTTAAGCACAAGGACGGTTGATTGGTCAACAGGAGTTGGAATATCAGGAGGTGCACAAGCCTCTTTATGCACTTATTCAACTGATGGTTTATATGTTTATTGGGGATGGTTTGGAAATAATAGAGTTGGTAGAATAGATGTTTCAACTGGTATAAATACTTTAGTAAGTAGTTTAACATCAGCTCCAACGGCTAATTATCACGGTGATTGTATAACATATGGTGGATATCAATGGTGGGCTGGTAATGATGGTATAGCTCAGTTTGATGATCAATTTGGAACATATGGAACGGTTTCTACTTTGATTTCATATGATACAAACAATGAGTTTCCTTCTTTTGGATCTAATATATCCTCAATATGGATAGATGATAATTATGAAGTTTTAAAGGATTCTAGAGGAACAATAGCTTTTTATGAAAAAGGATCTACATTTTCTAATCTTTTATTTGTTGAAGGATTAGGTGGAACATCTAATAATGAGGTTGATTTAGGTGGAAAGATAAGGGGAACGGGTACTTTTAGTGGTATAGATTGTTTTGATACCTTTATACATTCAAATTTTCAAGGTAGAAATAATACAACTCAATACTTAAATAATACTGGGCCGAACTTTTTATTAAAAATAAATGATTTTTAAAATGATAACAAAATGGATAAAATATAATGAAGACGGTTTAATTTCTCAGATTAGTGAAATTGAACAAGATGGATTTACAAGATTGGATTTGAATATAACTGAACAGTTATGGATTTCTAATTATTATAATTTGATAGTAATTGGTAAGTTAATATATTCAAATGGTGATTTGATAGAAAACCCAAATTATGTAGAACCTATATCAGATAAAGTAGATCTTCAATTAGAAAAAAGGGATTTCGGACAAAGGTTGATAGCCGAAGTGATGGTTGAAACAGGAGTCGAAGGTATATTAACAGTTAATCCTCAATTAGGAATGACTTTAATGACATTAACTGAAAGTTTATTTTATGCTTTAAATAATGGATTTTTGATTTTAGCTATAAACTCAATAAAATCAATTCCTTTGGCTGATATAGGAGATCCAGTTAATAATATAATTAATGAAGATTTACTTTTAAAGTATAGAAATAAAATACATAGTTTTTTAAATATAGAACCAGTACAAAATTATAATGATTAAGATGCCTATAAAAAAATGTAAATTAGAAGGTAAAGATGGATTTAAATGGGGTGATAATGGAAAGTGTTATACTCACGATAATACTCCGAAATCTAAAAAAGAAGCAAAAAGAAAAGCTTTAATACAGGGCATAGCCACTGGTGAAATTTTTAAAGATAAAAAATGAAAAAGATTTTAAAAGATATACTTATTGATTGGGCTGAAAAAACTAAAGATGATATAGTTGATAAAATCATCAAAGAAGGAGCAGTTGATACTGGACAATTAAGAGATAGTATAGATTATGAAATAAAAGAAAAGACTGATATATATTCAGTTAAATTTGAGATGGTTGAATATGGTATATTTGTAGATGAGGGAACTAAATATATAAGACCGAGAGAATTTTTCAATAAAATTATTGAAAAAAATGAAAAAGATTTGATTAATGAAATAGAAGAGGATTTAGGTGATTTTATTGAAAAAGAATTAACAAAAAAAAGATAAACTATGGCAATTACAATAAATACACAACCGAGTGATAGTATATTACCTGCATATACATATTATATACCATATGTAGTAACATCTACATTGAATATTGAAAGTGATTTCAAGTATGTTTTTGATTTATATACAAAATCACAGTGGAATGTAAGTCCTTATATTTTTCAAGGTAGGTTTTCAACATTTCCAAGGAGTAATGGTGAAGGAGTTTTTTCTCCTCATAAATTTTTACAAAGTTTAGTTGGAGAAGTGGATATAGATCCATTTGAAAGTACATTTGAAAGATCTCAAAATCATTATGAGAGTTTTGAGTTAGAATTATTTGAGCAATATAATCCAAATATATATTATAAAGAAGTGATAAGTATATCAGCTACTGAAAGTCAAATAGGATTCGCTTTGGGTCAAGATGGAAATCCTACACAATCAGTTTTTGAAGTTGGTGATATAATTTTTATAGATCCTTCTAATAAACTTTTACAACCAAAGATTTTTGGTGAAAGTGAGGTTTTATCAGTTACATTTTCATCTACATATTCTTATATTAATATAGCTACAGGTTCTTCAGTTAGTTCAACTGGAGTTAATGTTGGATTTATAAGTAATTTATTAAGGTATGACCAAACAACTGATAGGAAAGGTGTTGTAAATATGGCTGAACAGTACTTAGAATATGGAAGTTCAAAGATAAATGATTTTATTATGAAAACATCTTCTAATGGCTCTTTCTTATCAGAGCACAGAGAACAAATAAAATATGTTTATGATAGTACATATGAAACAATTTCATATTTAATAGATCAAGAAGCATACCCTAATTTTACTGATTTACAATTTAAAGTTGATTTATATGATAATTCATCAAGTTTGATACAAACTTTAACATATTCAGTTTCAACTCCAATTGGTTCAATACCAACTTTATATAGTGGAGTTGGTTATAAAAATCTTGAAGAATTGGCTACATTTTTAGGAGCAACTTTATCCACATCAGTTGAGACTTGGGAGGTTAATTTATTAGAATCAGGTGCGACTATATCAAATGGTATGACATATTCATTAAAAACTCAATGTAGAGAATATGAGTTAATTCATATAGGATTCAAGAATAAATTAGGTGGTATAGATTATTTTACATTTAATCTAGTTTCAAGATATGTTTCAAATGTTCAGAGAACTACTATAAATAAGAACTTAGATTATAATTTTTCTAATGGTGATAGGGGAAGAGATGTTATATATCAAACTATCAGAGAAAATTGGACAATAAATACTGATTTTTTAAGTGATTATGAAGCTTTATTTATTAGAGAGTTGATTGAAAGTCCGCAAGTATATTTAATAGATAATATAAATAAGAAATTGATACCGATTATAATAACAGATAGTGGATATCAATTTAGGTCTACTTTAAATGATGAGTTAATTCAATATACAATTAATTTTGAAAAATCAATAGATATAAATAGTAATATATAAGATATGAACAGAACACAATTATACATAAAGATAAGAGGACAATGGAAAGAATTGGATTTAACAGATGATGTTTCAATTCCGATTACATATTCAATATATGATGTTAAGGATCCATCAAAGGTTAAGTCATCATTTTCTAAGAGTATATCTATACCAGATACTAATAATAATAGAGATTTATTAGAAGGTTTATATGATGTTAATAATATAATTACATCAAATGTAAATAATAAAATGGATTGTTATTTAACTCGTGATAGTATAACAATTTTTGAAGGTAAGATAAGGTTTGATAATATAAGTACTTCTAATAATAGAAAATTTGTTTATTCAGCAACTTTGATAGGTAAGAATAATGATTTATTTAAGAGTATAGGTGAAAAATATATGACTGAATTAGATTTAAGTCCATTGAATCATACCTTTTCTACTGATAATATTATGCAGACTTGGACATCTTCCACTGATTTAGGTTATTATTATGGTATGATAGATTATAATGGTGATTTTGAAATTATAAAGGAGTCTAGGTTATATAGGCCACAGATTTATATTAAAAAGTTAGTTGATGATATAATTTATAGTGCTGGATATACATATGATAGTAATTTTTTCAATAATAATGAAACATATAACAATCTTTTACTTCCATATATGGATCGTAAGAACATTGACATATTTTCAGTTACCAACAATTTAGAAGAAAGAGTTTTTATTGGTTTAACAACATCTAGTCAGACATATAGTTTTTTTGTTAATAGTGCTTTAAATAATGCTATAGAAGATAGAGATAGAATAGAATTCACGAATGAGATAGATCCTTTTGGTGATTTTTCTAATAAATGGAATATATCTACTTATGAATATAATGGTGATGGTGTAAATAGAAAACCTCAATTTGGATTAAATATAGATATAACAATAAATGAACAAGGTTTAGACTTTTTATTTGATGATTGGGCTGTTGAAGTTGAGTTTAGAAGATCTATCAATCCAAAAACAGGTGTTGTAAATACAACTGATGGATGGCCGGTTCCTAATTTAAAAGTTTTACAAGGTGGTTTACCGGAAGATCCATATATATTAGTATCAAGAAACAATGAGAACTTTTTCACTCAAATAACTCCTAATTTTACATCTTTAAATGAGGTTGATAATGATGGATCCAGTTTTACATATAGAGGAGTTTTACAATCAGCTTTATTGGATAATACACCACACCCTGATGATATATATAAACCTTTACAATTAAATGAAAAATTATGGGCAACGATTAGATTAAAATGGTATAGAAAAACTACTGGTACAAGTGGTACGTTTTCATATATAACTTTGAATTCTACACCAACTGTTGGAGAATTAGGCACGTTTTTAATTTCTAATTTAAGTAAATTATCTAATTTTTCAGATGGGTTTTTAGTAGATATGAATGAGTTATTACCTGAGAAGGTAAAGCAAAGAGATTTCTTATCTTCTATATTTAAGATGTTTAATTTATATGTTGATGTAGATAAAATAAATAATAATAAACTGATTATTGAACCGAGGAATGATTTTTACACTAATGAGATTTTAGATTGGTCTGACAAATTAGATATATCAAAGGAAATCACACAAAATATATTAGTTAATAAAAATAGAGAATTTATTTTCACACATAAGTATGATGATAAAGAAAAATTATTAAAAAATTATAAAGATAAATTAGATGATATATATGGTCAATATGAATTGAATATAGAAGGTGAATATAGAACAGGTTCTGAGAAGATAGAAACTATATTTACGCCTATATGTTTACAAAATGTTGGAATACAAAATGGATATAATTATAGAAGTTTAATTATATCAAGAATGGTTAAAGAAAATAGTAATAGTAATGATTATTTTCAATATATAGGTGGTCCTAGAATAGTTCAAAGAAATCCAAGAGGATTTGTTTATTTAGATGAAACTGAGAGATATGAATTTGGAACTTATAGTTTAACATATTATCCATATGTTGGTCATTATGATGATCCTTTAAATGCAACAACAGATATAAACTTTGGTTTAAACAAATCTTTATATTATGAGATTAATTCATCTACTAATAATAATTTATATAATACATATTGGAGAGATTTAATAGAAGAATTGATAGATAAAGATACGAGAATTGTAAATGCTTATTTTAAATTGAGTCCTGTTGATATAAATAATTTTTCATTTAGAAAGTATATTAGGGTTAGTCAATTAGCTTCTTCAAGTTCCACATTATTCAAAGTGAATAAGATAGAATATGATCCGTCTAATGAAATAACAAAAGTAGAATTATTAAAAACTAAACAATATACTTATATTGATAATAAGAGAACTTTTAATAAGCCTTTTAGCAATCCTAATTTTATAGATGATGGTATATCTATAGGTGGTGGTATAAATAATGGTAATAATAACATACAATCAAATGGATTATCATTAATTAACGGTAGAAACAATATAGTATCTCCAAATTTTAAAAATATATTAATTTCAGGAAGTGATAATTATATTGCAAGTAACGTTGAAAATGTTTCAATTATATCTTCAACAGGTTCTTCTATATTAGGTGAGAACTCTAATTCAATTTTATTTGGTGGGTCAAATAATATCATTAATGAGAGGAGTAATAATTCTTTTATATTTGGTGGTTCTAACAATAAGATTGGAACAGGTATTACTAATTCTTTTATATTTGGTGGAGATGGTTTAACTTTAACTCAGAGTAATGTATCTTATTTTCAAAATAAAGTTATTGTTGGTTCAATAGAAGATTTATCTGGAAATCCTATAGGTGGTTTAGAGATACCATTTACTAAAACAGGATCTAATACTTTATTTGGTGTAGATAATAATAATGTTTATTTTGATTCTGACAATTTTTATTTAACATCTTCTAATATATTCTTAAATGGAACTGTTAGTTTTGTAAATGAGATTATTAGTGGTGATACATCAGGTGGTGGTATAAAAATTAATCCGAATAACACGACTGCTTCTATATCTATCAAATCTGACAATAATGTAATAACATTTGGTGATGAAGCTCCTAACTATGTTGGATCTGCTGGTGAGAGTAATATGTTGTTCGGAAAAGGTGGTCAATTTGATATAACAACTGGTGTTGAAAATACTGTTTTTGGATATAATACTGGAAATAATATAACAACTGATAGTAGAAATGTTTTAATAGGTTCTAATGTAGCTCCGAATTCATCAGGAGCGAATGATAATACAGCGGTTGGATATAATTCTATGAATGGTGTATCTACTGGTGATTTTAATACTGCGGTTGGTTCAAGAGCTTTAGAAGATATATCAATTGGGTTTAATAATGTGGCGATTGGATATGGAGCTGGTAAAAATTTTACAAGTGCTCAAGATGCAGTTGTGATTGGATATGATGCTTATTCAACAAGGACAATTGGACAAGGTGGTGTAGCGATTGGTTATAGAGCTGGTGTAAATACAACAGGAATTAATACTTTAATTGGATTTCAGACAGGTGTAAGTTTATCAACAGGTTCTTCTAACGTTTTTATTGGAGCTCAAGTTGGTCAATATACAGGTGGATCTTTCGCCACAGGTAGTAGAAATATATTAATTGGAAATAGTATAGGAGTAAATGCTTTTGGCTCAGATCCTCAACCAAATAATTCTATAGCTTTTGGTAATGATGTTACTGTTTATGAAAGTAATTCTATAAATATAGGTTCTTCTGGATTATATGCTGTAAATACATCTGCTACTGCTTCAGCTACAGCTTCTAATTATTTAGAAATATGGATTAATGATGCAAAATATAAAATACCATTATTTACATAAAACAAAATAAAGAAAAATATATTTATATAAAATACATCATATAAAATGGCAAGAAAAATTGAATTAGATTTACAGATAAATGGAACTGGTGAAGCCATAAAAGACTTTGAAAAGTTAGATAAGAATATAGATAAAGTTGATGATTCATTATCTAAACCTATAGGAGATAAGACATTTGATGGTTTAAAGAAGGACTTAGATGATATCGCTAATTCAAAGGTTGAAAAGTTTATAACAAATTTAGATGGTAGTATAAAAACTTTAACTGGTGTTGTCGGAATAGCTGCTGGTGCAATGGGTGCTTTTGGAATTGAAAATGAGAAAGTTCAAGAGACTTTATTAAAAGTGCAATCGGCGATAGCTTTCACAACTGGTGTGAAAGATTTATCAGAAGGTTTTAAACAATTAGGATTAACTCAAAAATTATATAATACAATAACTCAATTAACTACAACAACTATGGGTAAATTGAAGTTAGCATTGGCTTCTACTGGTATAGGAGCTTTAATTGTTGGTTTAGGATTATTAATAGCTAATTGGGATGAAGTTAAATTAGCAGTTGAAAGTTTTATTGAAGTATCTTGGAAGCCATTATCAGAAGGTTTTGAGAATTTTACTAATTATTTAAAAGATACAGCTTTATATTATTTTAGACAACCAAAAGAAATTTTGAATGATTTAGGTGATTTTATTGTAGGACAATTTACTAATAGAGTTAAAGCTTTACAAAATATATTTTCAGGATTAGGAGATGCGTTTAATTCCGTTTTAGCAGGGGATTTTGGTGCAGCTAAAGAAGCTTTATCAGAAGTTGGTTCTAATTTTGTAGATTTTCAAACAGGTGTACAAGGAACGATAGATAAAGTAAAAGGTTCTTTTAATAGTTTTGTAGATAATGTAGGAAATATTGTAAATGCAACAACTGAATTATATAAAAAGAAAAAAGAAGAACAAGATAAAGATCTTGAAGAAGTACAAAGAGTTAATCAAGAAACTATAAATATAACAACAAAAACACAAGATGAAATTTTACAAAATACTAGTAACTTTTCTGATAAAATGCAAGAATATGTTATTGAAGGATTATCTATTCCAGAACAAACGTTTTCTAAATGGGATTTATTTAAAGAAAAAGTCATAATACTTGGTGAAGATATAAGAAATACTTACTTAGGATTAGGAGAAGGAATAATGATGATAGAAGGACCTCTTAATGGAATAGGAAATTTAATAGGTGGATTAACTTCTAATTTTTCAAACTTTCAAGACGCTATAATAAATTTTACATCAGCTGAAGGTAGAGATAAGGTTGTAGCAGGACTTCAAGCGACAGTGGCAGCTTTTGAAATACTTGGAGGAGCGATAGACCAAATAACACAATTATCTGCTGAAAAAACAGAAGAAAGAATAAGTCAAATTGAAAGAGAAACTGATGTAAAATCCAGAGAGCTACAAAAACAATTTAATGATGGTGTTATCACCGAGACTGAATTGGCTAATGCTCAATTTAAATTAGAAAATCAAAAATTTAAAGAAATTGAAAAACAAAGAAAAAAAGAGTTTGAAAAACAAAAAAAATTAAGAATAATTTCAGCTACAATAGATATGATTCAAGGAGCTGTGACTGCATTCGCATCTGCTTTTCAATTAGGTCCAATAGCTGGTCCAATAGTTGGTGGTATATTAGCAGCTACTGTAACGGCTTTTGGATTAGCTAATATAGCAAAAATTAAAAAGGAAAAGTATGAAGGAGGCGAATCACCTACGCCACCTAGAATAACACCTCCTTCACCTCCAAGTTTATCATCATCAGGAGGTGATATATCTAGAAGTAATAATCAAAATACAGGAATTGATACTTTATCAACACAATTATTTGGAGTTAATACAGGAGCTATAGGTGGTTCTCAAAATATAGAAGGTATGAGTAATAAAGGATTTGAAAGAGGAATGATTAATCAAAGAGTTTATGTTGTTGAGAGTGATATAACAAATGTTCAAAATAGAGTAAATGTTATTGAAAGTGATTCAACAATAGGATAAAAAAAATAAAAATTAATTATGGAAAAATTACCAGTTTATGAAATTATGATTGATGAAAATGATGAATTAACAGGAGTTGATTTTATCAGTTTAGTTGATTATCCAGCTATGGAGTTGAATTGGATAAAAATGGAAAAACAAAAAATACAATTTAAAGCCGATAAAAAGAAGAAGATGGTTTATGGAGTTTTTATTGTACCTGATAAGATGATTTATAGAGAAGATCCTCAAATGGGTCAATACTATACTTTCTTTTCTAAAGATACGATTGAAATTATTGTTAAAAAGTTTAATAAAAATAATTTTAATAAAAACATTAACTTCCAACACGGTGATAATAAAGTAAAAGGATTTGTAGTTGAAAACTTTATTACATCTGATAAAATAAAAGTTGATTTTGGTTTCGAAGTTCCTGATGGTTCTTGGGTAGGATCGGTTCATATAGAAGATGAAATGTTTTGGAATGATTTTATTGAAACAGAAAGTTTAAAAGGATTTTCAGTTGAAATCTTATCACAATTAGTTAAACAAGATTTTTTAAAATTTGAAAGTTATACTGATTACCCACAAGCAGCTTCTAAAAATGCTCAAACTGCTTTAAATTGGGCTGAAAAAAATGGATGGGGTGATTGTGGAACACCTGTTGGAAAAATTAGAGCCAATCAACTGGCGAATAGAGAACCAATTAGTGAAGATACGATAGCGAGAATGGCTGCCTTTGAAAGACATAGGCAGAATAGTGATAAAAAATTAGGTGATGGTTGTGGTCGATTAATGTGGTTAGCTTGGGGTGGTGATGAAGGAATTGAGTGGGCTCAAAGAAAGTTAAAACAGATAAGAAAAGAAGAATTAAAAGAAGATGAAAAATATGAAAAGATGTTAGAAATTCTTAATTCGGATTTTTCTAAAATTGAAAAAATTGATAAATTGAAAGATTTATTAAAATAAAATGATACAAAAAATAAAAAAATATATTTATAGTTGAAAGACTAATAAAAAATTAGTAGTTAATATGGAAAAAAATGAAATCATAGAAAAAGTTAAAGAATTACTTTTTTCTAAGCCAGAAGTAAAAGAAGAAGTTGAAAATAAGTTTATTGATGCTGAATTAGAAAATGGTACAAAGATTAAAGTGGATGGAGAATTAGTTCCTGAATCACCAGTTTTTGTTTTAGATGAAGAAGGTAATGAAACACCGGCACCTGATGGAGAACATAAATTATCAGATGGTTCAATAGTAAAAACTGAAGGAGGTATTATAGTAGAAGTGATGCCAGCTGATATTGTTGATGTTGTTGAAGATTTAGTAGAGAAAAAAGAAGAAAAAATGGAAGAAGTAAAATTAGAAGAGAATGTAGAGATGAGTGAAATTGAAATGATTAAAGAAAAATTAACAGCGTTAGAAAAGAAAATTGAAGATATGATTTCTGATAAAGAAGTTGTTTCAGAAGATATGAAAGCTGTTAAAGAAGCAACTGTTTATTTAGCAGAAGAGTTTTCAAAAACACCAGCAGGTGAAAAAATAGAAATTAAAAAATCAGGGTTTATATCTAATTTGACTGATTCAAAAAGAAATAACAAAGAAGAAAAATTAAATAAAATCAAAGAAATCCTTAGAGGATAAAAAAAAATAAAATTAAATTATGGCAGGAGTAGTAGACTTATCAGCACTTACAAAATATACTGACGAATTGGCAATCGATTTGATTAGTAAAGCAGTTTTGAAAGGTAGAACAGCAGACACTGGTATCACAATTCAACCAGATGTTAAATACAAAGCAGCGTTGAATATAATGAATTCAACTTTAACAGCTCAAGCAACATCTTGTGGAATTTCAGCAACTGGTTCAGTAGCTTTATCACAAAGAGATTTAGAAGTTTGTCCATTGACAATCTTTGAAGATGTTTGTTTAAATGATTTAGAACAATATTGGGCTGGAAAATTAATGAGAGCAGGTTCTTATAATGAACAAATACCTTTTGAACAACTTTATACAGAGGATAAAGTAAATAAAATGCAAGCTCTTATAGAAGATCTTTTCTGGAAAGGATCTAAAGATGGTAATGATGTTACAGGTGCTGGTGCAGCTTCTGGAAACTTGGCATTATGTGATGGTGTTTTGGATATCTTACAATTTACATCAGCTACATCATCTGTTTTAACTCCAGGCACAACTGCTTCTTTTACAAAAGCAACTGCGATTGATATTATTGATTCAATAATCAACAAGTTTAACTCTGATGCAACTGACGCACTTGGTGAAGAAAATATAAACATCTATATTTCTTACCCGAACTTTACATTATTGACACAAGCTCTTAGAGATGCGAATTATTTCCACTATGATGCTAATCAAGGTGATTTTAGAATAAATGGTTATTTAGGAACACAATTCAATGTAATCGCTGTAAGAGGTTTAAATGGTTCTAATAGAATTGTTATGACACCAGCAGCTAACCTTTATATGGGAACTGACTTGTTAAATGATTATGAAACTTTTGAAGTTTTCTATCACCAAAAAGATGATAAAGTATATTTCAGATCTAAGTGGAAAATTGGTGCTCAAGTGGCTTTCCCTGAGTTCGTAGTACTTTACAACGTTTAATAATTGATAAATAAGGGGTTAGAATAATTCTAACCCCTTTCAATAAAAAAAATAAATTAAAAAAATATGGCTTGTACAATAAATAGTGGTTATAGTTTAGGTTGTAGAGACTCAGTTGGTGGTATTGAATATGTTGCGATAGCTTCATATGATTCAACTACTACTTATACAACTGGTACAACTTATTCAATTGATTCTTTTTCACCGACTGCTTCATTTTATAAATTTGAACAATTCGTCGAACAAGGATTAGCTTCACAAGAAGGAGCTTTTGATAATGTTAATGGAACATCTTTCTATACTCAAACAGTGACAATAATTTTAGAAAAAATGGACACTGCGACAAGAGAACAATTCTTAGCATTAACTCAAGCAAGAGTTAGAATTATATTTAAAACTCAAAATGGTAGATATTTCTTGGTTGGTCAAGTAAATGGAGCTAGAGCTTCTGCTGGTTCAGCAGGTCCAGGCCAAGGTCTTGGAGATTTGGCTGGTTTCACTTTAACTTTTGAAGCTAAAGAACCAACACCAGCTGTTGAATTAGAACCAACTTTCGCTGAAAGTTTAATAGTTTAATCCTTTCTTTTCTTATATACATTTAAAATCCTCATATTTATTCTAATATGGGGATTTTTTTTTATTTATTTTCATATGTAGAACAATATATTTAATATATAAAAGTAAAAAGTTTATGAAAAAGTGTATAAAATGTAATTTAGAAAAAAATATAGAAGATTTTAGTAAATGTAAAAATTTAAAAAGTGGATATAGGAATGAATGTAAAAAATGTATGAATGAATATAAAAAAAATAATATAAAGTATAATTGGACTGAGGAACATTATAATGAAAATGATAATAAAATTTTTAAATGTGGTAAATGTAAAGAAGATAAATTAGGTTCTTGTTTTTTTAGAGACAATAGAACAAAAAATGGTTATTGTTCAAGATGTAAGAAATGTCAAAATGAATATAATAAATATATTTATTATAAAAATAATTGGCATAAGAATAACAGGATTTTAATTAATAAATATAGAAGGGACAAGTATAAAAATGATGATATATATAGATTGAGTGAATGTTTAAGGTCTCTTGTTAATAGAGGACTAAAAAAATATAATAAAAAATCAAGAACAGAGGAAATACTTGGTTGTTCATTCATTCAATTCAAAGAATATATTGAATCTAAATTTGAAAATTGGATGAATTGGGACAATTATGGAAAATATAATGGTGAATTAAATTATGGATGGGATATAGATCATATTATACCAATCTCATCAGCAAAAACAGAAGATGAGATCATTAATCTAAACCATTATACAAATTTACAACCACTTTGTAGTAAAATTAATAGAGATATAAAGAAAGATAATTAAATAAAGTAAAACAAAAATCAATAAAATATATTTATATATGTAGATATATTGTAAAAGTTATTAAAAGTTATGCAAACATTAAGTAAAAGTGGAACAAGTTCGGTGATATTCAGGTTAAATAAGGTGAGCCAGTATGTAAGTCCTTATTATATTTTTGAATTAGAAAATCAAAATAGTAAAGAAAAAACTTTATTTACTGGTTCTGATATATCACCAGTACCATTACAATATAATGAATTTCAATGGGTTAATGGCGTTACATATTCTGCAACTCAAAGTAGATTTAATTTAGATAGTGGAAATTATTTTTTGAATATATATGAAACAGAATTTCAAGGGATTACTAATTCTGCTTCTGCTTCTTTATTATATCAAGGTGAAATAAAAATTGAAGGTGATGTTAAACCAGATACAATATATTATGAAAATAATAATACGATAAAATACTTCGAATAAAAATAAATAAGAATATATGCAAGTTAAAAGAGATGATGATAAATTAATTTCAAATAAATTTAGAGTTATAGATCTAAATACTAAAATTGATTTACCACTTTTTAGAGAAACAGGTTATAGAGATTGGATAGATTATGGAATTGATAATTTATTTCCACAATTCTTACAAGATGTTTATATAATGAAATCTATTACTCAAAAAACAATTATTAATAGAAAACAAAAAATGATAGCTGGTGAAGGTTGGAAAACACCAACTAGTCCTGAACTTTTAAGATTTTTTAAAAATATATTTAGTGATGATAATTTAGACGACATATTATTGAAAATAACGTATGATCTTGAAATAAATGGTGGTTATGCTTTAAATATAATTTGGAGTAAAGATGGTGAAAGTATAGCTCAATTAGAACATATTCCATTCGAGACAGTAAGAATAGATAAGAATAATGGAGAAAAAGGTAAACCAGATTATTATTGGATTTGTGATGATTGGAGTAATACAAGAAAGTTTAAACCTGAAAGAAAACAAGGATTTTCTAAAAAGTTTAAACAAGAAAAAAATCAAATACTTTATAAACAAGAATACCAGCCTGGTTCAAGAATGTTCTACCCTATACCATCTTATTATTCTTCAATAAATTGGGTTTTATCAGAATGGGAGATTTCCAATTTTCATAGGGCAACAATTCAGAATGGTTTTAATGCAGGTTTCATTTTAAACTTCGCAACAGGTGTTCCGAGTCCTGATGAAATTGAAACAGCATATCGTGAAATAGAAAATAAATATACTGGCACATATAACGCCGGCAAATTCATTTTAACATTTTCAAATGGTCAAGATGAAGCTCCTAAATTAGAACCAATTCCATTGGCTGATACTGATGCAAGATATACTCAATTAAATGATTTAATAAGACAAAATATATTTGTGGCTAATGAAGTTGTTAATCCAGAATTGTTCGGTATATCAGTTCCTGGCAAGTTGGGGAATAAACAAGAAATGTTAGAAGGTTTAGAGATTTTTCAATCCACTTATGTAAATTATAAACAAAAGTTTATTGAAGATTGTTTTAATAAATTGAAAGATATAAATGGAATAGAAGAAAATCTAATGATAAACAAATATGAATTAGATTTACAAAAAATAAGTGAAACAAATGAGTAATTATGCTTCTTTTATAACAACTAAATATATCAAAGATAATACGGCTGCTTTAGGTTATATAAACGATGATGAATTAAGAACCTTTATACGACCTGCACAAGACCAGTACGTAGAAAGAGTTTTAGGTTCTAATCTATATAGAGCTTTAATAAACGCTGTAATTAATTCAACTTTATCATCAGACCAAGAAGAATTATTGAGACAATATATTCAACCTGCTTTACAATACTGGGTTATTTATGAATGGGTTTTATGGTCTAATTATAAATTAACTAACAAATCTGTTTCATTACAAAATTCTGATAATTCTAATCCCGCGGATTTTAGTCAAGTTATTTCTTTAAAGAATAATGTAAGAGATTGGGCTGAATACTATACTGAAAGAATTTCTAATTATTTAAAAGACAATCCTAATAAGTTTCCTGAATATTTAGTTGGCAATACTGGATTTAGTGATAAAAACCCAAAATCTGATAATTATATGATTTTTGGAGGAATGTATATTCCTAAACAATTCGGTTCATTATGTCCAGCTCCTATGGCTTGGGATGCTATAAAATTATATTGGTAAAATGAAAAGAGAAAGAAGAGATAAAAGCAAAGGAAATATATCTAACCTTATTAGAAGACAAATGATTACAAAAATAAAGCCTTCTAAAAAGATATACAATAGAAAAAAAGATAATAAATTATGCAAACATATTTAAAATCGTTTTTAGTTAGTTTATTAAGTTTTTTTATTCCAGTTGTACCACTACTTTTATTGGTTGGTGGATTTATATTATTTGATACTATACTTGGAATATGGGCAGCTAAAAAAAGAGGTGAGAAAATCACATCAAGAAAATTGGGAAATATAATACCAAAAATGATTTTATATCAAATGGCAGTTTTAAGTGCGTTTGTTTTAGATGTTTGGTTATTAGGTGAGTTTGTAAAATTCATACTTTCAATAGATTTATTATTTACTAAGTTAGTGGCTATGACTTTGGTTTTTATTGAGATATTAAGTATAAATGAAAACTTTACTTTTATTACTGGTAAAAATCTTTTTCAATCTTTTAAGTTGATGATAACAAGAGCATCATCAGTTAAACAAGATATAAAAAAATTAAATGATTAATATGGAAAAATTAAAAGAACTCCTTGAAAGAGTATATAAAAAAATTGTAAATAAATGAGTTGGTTAAATAGTAGGCAAAATATATTAGATGGAGATCACGGAAAGTTATCACAGATAGATAACACAGGCGAACAATTATATTATTTAAGAGAAGATGATAAACAAGCTTATATAAATTGTTTTATGTTTGGAACATCATCTACTACAATAATTGGAACTCAAAGTGAATTTATTAAATTAGAAGCAGTAACAACTAAAGGATTTTCAAGAAATGGATTAGTTCATACAAATAATAGATTTACTAATACTGGATCTAAAAAGATTTTTAAAGGAGAAGCAATTGTTTCTATATCATCAGGGAATAATAATGAAATACATCTAGCTTTTTTCAAAAATGATAGTATAGTACCTTGTTCAGAACAAGAATTAACAACCAATTCTGGTGGTAGATTAAGTGCTGCTCCTATACAATGTTTAGTTGAATTAGATTTAAATGATTATGTTGAAATATGGGTTATGAATAATTCTGGAACAACGGATGTTGATTGTGATAATTATAATTTTATTTTAAATGAAATGTGATTTTTTCATTTTTTAATAATAATATATAAAAGTAAAAAATTATGGGTGCTGCAAAAGATGATTATATAAATAATGAAAATCTAAGATATAAAGATATATTGATTATTAGATTGAAAAAAGAAATTAAAAAATTAAAAGAAAAGATAAATGATAAACAGGAAAAATGAATTTGATATAGATTATGGGCCGTTAAAAGGAGTTGATTTAAATGGTGTTAATTACACGTATATAAACGATAAGATGTTAGGCGAGGGTTTGGTATGGAATGGTGTAAAAGTTTCGTTAGATACGAGTTTTGATATAAAATTAAATATGATAAAAGTTCTTTTAGAAAGTTTAAAAGAAGATTTTAATTTAAGTCAAGAAGAATTAGATGAAATAGTAAAATTATTAAATAACAATAAAGAAATATCAAAAGATAATAATGATATATTAAATGAAATAAAGGATAAGATAGAACCTAAAATTATTTATAAAGAATTAGTAAAAAAGGTTACTGAATATGTTGAAGTAAGAACAACTAAATATATTGAAGTAAATAAAGGACAAAAAAAGCCTGATAAAGTTGAAAGAATAAATACTGGTTCATTGCCTCCATCTGGAACAGGAGGCTGGACTGATACTGGTAAAGGTTATTGGATTAAACAAAAAGGAAGTAGAACATATTATAAAGTTGGAAATAAAGTTTTAGATGAAGATGGATTTATGAAAGAATATAAAATCGGGCCATATGCTTTTAAGAAACCTAAACATTGGGGTTGGTATTGAAATTAAAGAGGTTTAGAAATGAACCTCTTTTTTTGTTTATGGTTGTTTTTTAAGTTAAGAAAAGGTTGATCCTCCTCTACTATATATTATTATACTCCTCCTTATGTAGGCCGTTTTTTTTTGAAACTCTTTAAAATAAAGGATCGTTATTTTTTACTTTCTATAAAAAATCCATTCTTTCTAAAAAGTTGTTTTTTTAGTTTATATATAAAAATAAAAACAACTATGAGTAAATATTATGAAGACAGTATCGTAGAAAGAATGTATCTAAAAGAACTAACCAATAGACTTAGAGATACATTTGATATAAAATTATATCAAACACCACCT